TCCGTTAACCCAAGAAACAGTTCCGGGTCCAGTAGCATTTCGAACGCCATCTAGATAATAGACGTTACCTGTGCCTCCGCCATAAAGGTTACCCGATGCTACGGTAACGGTGTAAGTGTAATTTGCCATAACACCGGGCTCCTAATTATGATATTCTGATAATAGCTGCGCTCGTTGTGAATGACGGGAATTGTATTGTAAAAGTTCCCGCTGTTGCAGTCTTATCGCTACCAAAATCTAATACAGCAACTGCTGAGTTAGAGTTTGATGTATTGTAAATTAACGCTCCTCTAGCTGTTAACGTTACGTTTGTAAACGATAAGTCATTGAAATCTACTATTGCCACGCTTGAAGCTACAGATGTAGCCGGATTCGGCTTAACTAAAGCTTTTCCGCCAGAAGAATAACCAGCTGGTGAGCTAGTTTGCCCAGACGTTGTGAATGATGTTGTAGATTTACCTAGAGTTGCAGTTGATAAATACATTGCGAGTTTGAACACACTTCCACCTGTAGTTTGGAAGTCATGCTTTCCTTCGAGTAATTCTTTTTTAAAAGAATTGCATATTGCATTTGTTGTAATTGCCATAAAAATAATCTCCTTATTCCTTTTTAACTTGGTGATGGAGAAGGAACAACAATCCTAGGTACTCCATCGGTATATTCATCTCTTCGTCTTCTACCCATTTGTTGTAAAGCAAAAGCCGATATACTCTCATCATACCTTCCTTTATATAGCGTGTAAAGATCCTGCGGGCCTTTTAAATATGAAAAACATTCCAATAGGACACCATATAAAAGCAATGCTTCCTGATTAGTAGCCAAGAAAGTATTGTTAGTTGATGTAAAGTGTGGTGGATCCTTAATATAATTTATTTGAATTGTGTAGGCCTTATCTGGCATTGGAGCTACTAAAATATTTAGCTCATCCCAGTTAGCGTAGTATTTTGGTAAACCTGTTGCAGCCGTACTATTAAATTCTGAAATAAAACTGGTATCTCTTTTGTCTAAAAAAGCTCTTGTAGTTCCATCAATTACTTGAGCAGATCTGATTACCATGCAATCTGATGGGAGTGACACATATCTGTTACTTGCTGTGAACACTGAAGTTGCATATTTTCTGAGGTCTCCATAATCGACAGCCCCAGCAATATTTAATTCAGTATTTCTAATAAATTGATCTAGTATAGTATCAGATAAAACGTTACTTGAAACTTCTGTGTAGTTTCTTACCTGAGTTAAAAAATTTGAATAAGTTATAGCCATTATGTAATACTCACTGTTACTTTTCCTAAAACAGAATCTAGTTCTCTTCTTCTGTTTTGTAAAGACGGGTCTTCTGGTTGCATTGAATTACCCGGGGTTGTTATATTATTCCCTGTAAAATTTGTTTGTCTAACTAAAAAAGCAAATTCACCCGGTAATGTTAAATCTGCGACACCAACCGTAATTCCTCCTGAGTTTACCATAGTAGGATCATTAGGTGCAAATATCGGATTTAAAACATTCATCGCAGTCGCTGCTTGAAATTTTTGTGCTCTAGTATTTTGTAGAGCTATAGCATCAGCTGAATGATAAGGCGGATCTAATTGAGGTTGTTTAGGTTCATATTCTGAAATATGAACAAGAGATCCATTCCATTCTTTTACCATTTCTGGATATGGAAAAGCTTGTCCAGATCTATCTGAAATTGCTAATGATCTTTTACCTCTTGCATATTTAGCCATTATACCCCATCTCCAAAATATGTTTGCGGTGAAATGTAAGATGAAGTTCTTTGACCGTCTTCATTTAAAGCTCTCAATAATTCATCTTCATATACCATTCTTAAAGCTTGTGTTCTATCTGGTGATTTTTTAAAAGAAATAAAATAAGCTAAACCAGAAACCATGCATGGCAAAAATCTGTAAACAACATCGGCTGTATTTGTGTAAGCTCCTGCGTCTTCGATTCTAGAAATGTAATAATATTTTACGTATGTATAGGTTGTGGCATCTGGAGTTAAATATAATGAAACTGTAGGTGTAGTTAATCTTCTCACATAATATTGAGAAGGCTGTCCAGTTGATCCTTTATTTGGAAGAGCAGAATAAGCTGATCTATCTATTTTTGTTAGTGAAACATCAGTGATGCTTGGACCAATACCTGTGCCTGTTGAAATATAAGCTTCAAGAACATCGTTACAGTCGGTAGGGGTATCATACGTTGCTGTCCCAGCTACTAACAATTGTTCTTTTAATTTTATTTTCCAAAGGTGTATACCTCTGTTACCCCACTCAGAAAAAAGTAAATTTAAACTACGTCTTGCACTTTTGATATCATATCCACTGTTAGTTCTGATTCCGCATCTTTCGTATGCTTCCTCTATGATATCATCTATCGTTAAATCGAATGTTGTAGTGTTTGATGTAGCCATTTGTCATTATAATAAATCTTTGATGTAATCTCCGCCTTTAATGACATAGCTTTGCCCCGGTGCTAAAGATTCATCTTGAAGACCCATTCCAGAAGTTCTAGCTGCGCCATATCCTCTTGTTGATACCGCTACACCTTTGTTAGCTTTCATCATCTTACCTTTTTTGGCCATAGTAGATGCACCTGAGTAAGCTCCTTTACCCATTGCTTTTTCCATGCCTTTAGATTCATTTCTTCTATCTTTGAAAGTTTGAGATTTAGCTTTATTTCTTACTCCTAGTGATTCATCAAGTCTTGCATTGTATCCTTGACTAGCTTTGATTATCTTTCCTACTCTAGCTTTTTCTGTTTTGATTTCTTTGACTAATCTTTTCTTTTCTTCTTTAAGATTTTTTCTACCTTTAGCTGTGTAAGCTTTTTCTGCATCGACTCTACCAAGTTCTTCTGTATCATCAATCATTTTACCTACTCTAGCTTTTTTCATCATTTTGAAATCTTCGCCAGAAATTTTACCGTCTTTGTTTTTATCTAGTTTATGTTGTTTGCCTTTTAATGCCATAATTTTTCTCCTATATGTCTATCATACCACCGTAATACTTCTTGGTAAAGGTGGCAACGTTTTTTGGTTTAGGGCCTTGATTCCCTGCTGCCCTTTTTCTGGCTACAGCAGAGGCCCTTTCTCCTTTTGTCATCTGTGTGGCTTTTGCAAGGGGCACGCACTTCGGATATTTCCTCTTCGTACCCTCTGAGGATCCACGCCCACATTTTTGAAATTGCCCATTTTTTTTTGGAGCCCCAATATCTACCCAATTTTCTGAAAACCATTTGTTTAGTCCTCCCTTTTTAAAAGTTTTACTAAAACTAATACTTAAATTTTTTGCTTTACCTCTTTTTGTACCCTCAAAAGTGACACCACCTTTTTCATCACCTTTTGTAAAAGAAAGACCAATCTCACTATTTAAATTTCTTTTATCAATTTTACTAAAAGGCTTTGAAACACTTGCTCCTATATTTGTGTCTTTTTTACCTATATTAAATTCTACTTTTGGTTCAGTTACATAATCATCATCAAAGACATTTACATTTCCACCAACAGTTACATCTTTTAAATAATCAGGTTTAAATATTTTCTTTTTACCGCTCATTTAATTAAATCTTTATAATAGTTACTTAAACTAGGATTAGAAACCTCATGACCTGCTAAATCACCTTGAATATAACTTCCATCGTAAGGTTGATTAACTAATTTACCTGATTTTGCTTTTACAATTGATTGTAAACTTTTAGCTTGTGCCGCATGTAACTTAGAGGCTTTTTTTAAGCCACCTATTACTTTTTTAATTTTAGCTTCTCCTCCTGCAACTTTACCTGCAGGTTTAGGACCCTTAAAATCTTTTCTCTTAAGACCTGATGGATCTTTAATTTTACCTGCACAAATTTTACTAGCATATGCATTAGCATATGCACTGGGATATACTTTAAATTT